ACTAACACTGCTGCAGTTGACTGATCTGGTGCTAAAGCGACAATTTTAAATGCCTTAGCAGTAGTAGCAACTGTTGCGTCCAACTGAGAGTTAGAAACGCCAGTAGCGGTAGAACCGGTAGAAGTAGTTTGTGCTGTAGCAAAAGTGGTGTTTGTACCAACCATTGTTTGCGTAGCTGTTTCATCTAATTCTGCCATAAATAGTGCATTTGGGTCATCTACAACATAAGCCACAATGTCACCGCCATTAGCAGTACCAGATGGATAATATTGTGAGTAGATAACTTGACCTTGTGCATTAACGTATTCACATCCAACAAAAACACCTATTGCACCAACGCCATTACCACCTAAGTTATTGGTAGTAGCGTCTGCTCCAGTTGCTGTTGCTAGAGCTATATAACCGTCCGAGCCGATGTTAACAACCTGTCCATAGAACAAGTTAGTTGCTTCACCAGCAGGGTCAATTTTATATAGCCGTGTCGCGCCTGCATAAGGCATACCATCAACACGCTGTACAGGTTTTAATCCGTAAGCTGCCATAATAATTTCTCCTTAAAGAATTGTTTAACCTTTACCAAAAGACTTAGTAGACTTTTTATCTGAGAAAAGGGGCATACGTGGGTCATTTTCTTTCAAGAAGCTATTATCGACTGCTTGAGCTTGACCTTCTGTTTTCTTTTTATAGTATGCAGTTCTCTGGTCTACCATTTCTTGTGGCATTTTACAAAGTATCAAACCACCTACTTCAACAGAGTCTTTAAACTGACTGTTAGGGTTTGACGTTAATTTAATTTCTGGGTGTTCTGAATGTTTCACAGGTTCCCAGCCTTCACGCATTTTTGAAGAAGCATTTCTGGCATCAGGTTCATTAGCAAGAGTTACTCGAATCCAACGATATGCCCAGCCTGGTTGTTTCTTAAATTCTGGGAGCAAAGATGGGGGAGCCCAAGTCCTTGTTCTCATATCTGTTTCTTCACGTATTTCTACTTCTCTGTCTATTCTCTTATCCATTTGCGTTCTCCGTTTTTAATAATTCTCTTGCATATTGCTCAGGTGTTAACTTAAACTTTTTAGCTAAAGCTAACTGTGTTTTAGTCAGTTTGACCTTTTTGGGTCCAGTTGACCGAGTTGCTGGAGCAACAACAGTTGAATGTTTAGTATTGCGTTGGGCAGGTTGTCCTTCCAACGATTCATTTTCCCCAAATTGTTCTGGGAATAGTTTATGCATCGTATCATCTATACGACGGTAATATATTTCTGATGATGGCTGTATACCTTGGCTAATTAGGTCGTCATGTAAACCTAAAGCAGTAGCAGTCATCACTTTATTTCTACCAAACCATTGATTTTTTTCTTGCCAATCTAAGGCTTTATCATCTGGTTTAGGCACATTATTCTGTGCAAATTCCTGTTGTTGTAGTTGTACACTATTTTCGTCCTCTTGTAAAGCTGTATATTGAGGTTTCATGCCCATAGCGTTCTGTAATTTGAACTGAGCTTCATTTAGTCTACTTTGAGCATCAACAATCTTATCTGGGTCTCCTGAATCATACGCTTCGCGATATTCACGTTTAGCATAATTAACATCAGACTCATACTTTTCTTTTAATGTTTTAAGATAATCTTCTTCACCAGAACTTAAAGTTTTCTTTAGTTTTTGGTTTTCATTAATAATAGTTTGAGCATATTTAATAGCTTCATCACGTTGGCGTGCTTCTGCTTCTTTAGCTCTTCTTTCATCATGCCAGGCTTTTTTCAACTGAGCCATTCTTTCTTTGACTCTTGCTGAATAGTCTTCAAGATTATCTTCTTCTAATTCTTGTTTAACTTTATCCGGTAGTGGTTCGCGGTTCCTGTCTTCTGGAGGAGTGTCATCTTCCTCTTCAATTTCAAATTCAGGTTCAGCTTTAGCTTCCTTCTTTGGCTCTTCTTTTGGTTCTTCTACCTTTTCTTCAGAGGCTTCGAGTTCTACTTCTGTCTCTTCACCTTCTAATTCTTCAGGTATTTCATTTATGATTTTTGCCATGCTTCTTCTCCTTATGCGCGTTCGTAGCCACGTGGGTCATCGACCACTGCTTCTACGGTATCGTCGTTGATAATGCGAAACTCTTTACCATGTATTTTGATTCGAGTTCCAGAATATGCCCTAGTAATAACAAAGTCACCTTCTTTACACCAAGGTCCTGTAGGAAATCTGTCTTTGTCTGCGTAAGCCATATCTCCTAATTTGATAACAAACAAAACTACAGTCGAGTGTTCTTCAATATGTCTTGTCTTGTCTGCTTTAATAATTCCACTATCATACTTTTCGTCAACATGTGGTACAGCACATAATATGCGATAGCCTCTGACTTCTGGTAATTGAGTTGGTTTTTGTTCTTGTTTAGGTTCTTCAGCTGCTACTGCTTTGCCTTTGAAATCAACAATAGTTTTATTTGGCGTAATGATTTCACTCATCGTCCATCTCCATATTTTTTGCAAGGTCTGCTATGTGTCTTTGTGCAATCATGAGACCTCGAATAATGCCTGCACTGTTTTGGTATTGAGCATAATCTTGTGCATGCCCATCACCTAAGTTTTCTAAAATTATATTGCGTTCTTCTTCTAACTTTTCAGCTAGAACCTTTAACGTGCCATCCATGTATTACCTTTCTTATTGTTGTGAATTTTTTGCAGATTGAGCTTGAGCTTTAATAGCATCAATACCCAATCTGGTTCCCTGTACTAATTCTTGTGAATCTACACGACGATTATCCATTGCCGCATTAGCACCTATCTTAGCTCCAGCAATTCTTTCATCTGATTCGAGTTTCATTTTTTCTAATTCTAATTTAGCTCTATCTAACTCAATATCAGCTTGCATTTTTTGTGCTTTAGTTTGAGCTTCCATTTCTTTAATTTGTAGCTCTTTCTGTTGCATTTGCATAACTGGGTCTTGTTGCTTAGCCATAATCTCTTGTGCTTGTGCTTCTTTAATATCTTTATCAAGCAACTGTTGAGCAGCTTTAGCAACAACTCTAGATAAATCTAATTCAACTTGTTCATCAATCTTCTCGTTAGGTGCAGGTAGAGCAACACCAACTTGTTCTTCGATTTGTTTGCGATATTCAAATGCTAAATGCTCTGCAATATGTGCTTCCATAGCAGCACGTACAGTGTTTGCATTAGGACTTTGACCAACTAAAGCTAATATTTTAGGGTCTTGCATAAACGCCATGTGAGTCGCAATGTGTGCTTGATGGTCTTGATATATAAACGCTTGAACAGGTTTGTTGTTAATCACATTCATATTTTCTGACACAGGGTCTTGTGGTTTTGGTTTATCAGACTGTGGTATTAACTTATCAATATTTTTAACGCCTAATACCTCAAGCATCTGTTTGTTAAGTTCTACCATGTCATATATATTTGGGTTAGCTTGTGCTAATTGCATCACTGCTTGATATTGCACAACCTTTTGTGACATAGTTGCAGCATTAGGGTCTGATACAGGTATAACTTCTACAATATCATAGTCTTGCTGTTTAATTTGTGCTTTGCCATCGTCTGGTGTGTATGAATACTCATCATCAGTAAAATCTCTAATAATACCTTTTAAAAGTTTAAACTCTTGTTTCATTGCATAGTGAATACGAGCTTGAACTGCTGACATCACTTTGAGTGTTCTTTCTAAGATTGCTAGTGTAGTACCCACAGGAGCGTTAGCTGACATGTCAGATACTTTTAGGTCTGCTGCTGATGCAAAACGACGCCCTTCATCAACAATTTGATTCATTAATTGATTGAGAACTTGGCTAGGCTCTTTATAGGGTAGAGCCATGATGTTGTCTCGTATTGTGCCAGACGGTACATCTACATCACGGAACTCAGCTGGAGCGATTGGTGTATCATCTCCTTTAATTCTAAGTCCTCTTGATTTAAACCCGCCGGGTAAGTTTGATAAAGTACCTGCGTCAACTAATTGACGTAATATCATTGTGCCTGATTTTGCAAAAGCACCAATTAAATGAATTAGACCAAAACAGTAGAATCCAAAACCTGGTACATATCCATAATGTACAAAGTGCTGACGTTTTTGTTTAGTATCATCGTCAGGGTTCCAGTTACGTCTAATTGCTAATATTGTTTGTGTTGAACGTTCAATCGTTACAACATAAGGAAGTGCAATACCTGTTGGCTTACCTTTTTTATCCTTATCTTCATAACCTTCTAAATCAAGGTCAACATGCATTTCTAAAACTTTAAATCTGTTGTCAGTAGTTGCATTGAATCCCATCTTCTCTGCAATTTTCTTTTCTACTTCTTCTAAATCATGTGTTGGCTCACCTAAATCTACATCACGATAGAATCCTGCTACTTGTAATTTTCTTAATTCGTTTTGTGTTTTACGCATCACGTGAGTTACACGTTCTGCTGTTTCTAAAGATGACGCACCATAAGGTACAACTAAATCTTCAGCAGGAATATACATAGAGACCTGACGTTCTAAACTCGGGTCGTAATATACTTTTTTAAATGCGTTACCAGCTAAACCTAAACCCCATAACATGCGTTCATGTTCAGGTCTATACTCAACCATCTTTTGAGTCAATTGATAATTCATATCATCTTGAACTCTTTTAGCAGCCTCTTCTTTTGCTTCTGTTATTTCACCAATAATTTGAGTTTTTACAGGTCCTGCAGCAGGGAATGTTTCTGTCATAGTTTCTGCTTGGAACTTAACTAGAGTTTCGGTCATCAATGGATGGAATACATTACATGCTCCCTCCCACGGTTCACTTCTATCTTCTAGTTTAAGTCCTAATAACTCCAGACCATCAACATAAGTATCAAGCCAGTCTTTACGTGCAGAAATATCACCTTCGTAGTCACTTAATAAGTCGTCAGCTAATTTTTCTAAGTCATCTTCTTCAATTTCTTCTGCTAAGTTTGCATTAAACTCATCATCGTCCATAGCATCTTTATCAAATTCTAATTCTAGTCCACCCATTTTAATACTTAGTTCTTCTGGGTCTTCTATTTCAATTTCTATTTCAGGCTCCATGTCCATATTAGCCAAGTCTTTTTCTGTAAGACCTTGTGGTGCTTGGGATAACCCTTTATCTATGTCGTTAGCTGCCATTATATTTTCCTAATAATTTTTTAATTTGTATTTCTACCAAATTTACGATGATTAAAAGAATTAAATTTGTAATTTTTACAAACCTATACAACATATAGCCGCTTTTGAGCAGGACTTCTAAAATATTGTATATCGTCTTCTTCATCACTAGGTAACCTGATAAACCCGCCTTGTCTGAATCTCATTAAAGCTAATGTTGTCGCGTCAACTAAGTCATCATTAGCGCCTGACGGGAAATCGTTACATTCTTCAATGACTTCATTCGCCCATCTTCTGTCTGGAGCCCATACTATACCAGAACTAAATAAATCGGAGACTGCATTAACTCTGCTTATTTTATCCTGTCCTTTGCCTGGTGTAAACTCTCCAACGGGAATACCCATCCGTCTGAACTCTTGATAGAGTGCAGCCCCGTTAGATTTCTTTTCCACAATAAAGGCATCGGGTTCCCAATCTTTATATTCTTCTATGCAAAGTTGCTTTAACTCGGGGAATTCCAGTCGTTTCTTAATTGCGTTCAATAGTATTATATTATAATTATTGGTTTCTTCGTTAAGAAAAACGCCCCATACGGTTAAAGCGTTGTAATCCGCCCTATTATTAGCCTCTTGAGCTGCATCTAATGTCATAATAGTGAACTCACACATTGGTGGGTCTTCTTTTTCCCATATATTCCACCATTCTCTTTTAATTAGTGCGCCTTCTTCGGATACTGGGTTTTGCATATACTGTGCATTCCAATACCTAATGTCTAACGCTGCTCGTCTAGACTTTAATTCTTCTATACTCCAAAAGTCTGGCCAGAGAGGAACTTCTTCACCTTCTTTATTCTCTAATATGGCTGGAAACTCAACAACTTCCCAATCATCCACTTCATCGTTCTTTATCATCTGGTTCACAATTTGCCCTGTTAGGTCGAGCTTAGACCACCGCGTCATAACGACAATGATTGCTCCTCCAGGCATGAGACGTTGCAAGGGACCCGATTGAAACCATTCCCATGCGGGTAAGAAGACATCTGGTTTTCCGAGCTTTGCATCTTGTTCTGAGTGTGGGTCGTCAATGATAAAGAGGTCAGCCCCACGTCCAGCAAGAGCGCCGCCAACACCAATGGCAAAATACTCACCATTAAAGTTAGTCCCCCAACGAGAAGCCGACTTCGAGTCTGCTTGGAGCTCAATATTTGGAAACACATCTTTATACGCGTCGCTACCCACGAGGTTACGGACTCGACGACCCA